GAGGATTCCGTCTAAGGAGAGACGGTATAGGTCATAGCTCGGTAAGTAGCTGCTGTTGCTGCTGGTGTTCGGGGATTGAAGGCTCGGAATTGCCCAGCTGATTGGTCAACTGTAGCAAAGGAGAAGACAACTCCTCCAGCAGTGAATGCTGCACTGCTTCCAGATGTAAGAGCCCCAATCTGTAAGGATGTGCCGGTTGGGAACAACCTAAAGTTGGCTGGCGGTGAAGGATTGCCAGTTGCACCTAGTATTCCGACGATTGGCTCGGTCGTCACAACCACATCGCCGGGGGCTCGAGTACCTATCCCGGGGTATGTGATACTAGAAGTGCTCAACGTAACATTGTCTGCACCTGGTACCGTTCCAGTAAATCCGGTTGGAACAACTGGAGGGCATGGTGTGGACGCTGGTGCTTTAGCGAGTGGGACATAAAGTCGCACGTGGTATTTAAGCATCAGTTGGAAGGTTGCTGCCGTGTCGACATCACCTGCTACTGCAACGACAAGTCGCCCTGGCGAGTATCTGCGAATGTCGGAGCCCAATTGAGTGTACATCTCTGGCTTATCAGGTGTTGCCACCATCATGCCAGCCTCTGACTCCACCCAATTTTGCCTGACGGTTGTGCTCCGGAGTGCGGTGAGGAATGGTATGATTTCAGAAGCAGCTGTTGGTACTGTAACTTCCGGATCCTCTAACCAGCCCATTGTGTAACCACTCTGCACTGTGGAGCCGTTAAGTGCTACAAGATGTAGCGAGGCTCGTTTCCAATCGATACGCTGCCATGCGCCCGAGAGGATACCTAAGCGGAGAGCGGATTGTGGTGTAATTCGCTGATTGTATACTACTTGCCCCACTGTGGACCCGCTTGCTACATTGATTATGGCCACAACTTCTTCACCGTTGAAGGTGTAAGATTGCGATGTTTTGGGCACCGTGGCCTTGTTGTTTACGCCAAGGGGGAGCAGTGGTGTGCGCGCTTGTCCAGACCTAGATGGGTTGTATTTGCGCATTGAACGATTTGCACCGACGTTCACGGGTACGGGTATACGGCTTTTGCCTCTGTTACCTGCTTTATTTGCCATGGTTACTGATGGCGCGGATACGGTTCCTCGTCATATCCGTATAGGTTTTCCGTGGTCGGTAAGATTATATTGCTGCGTTCTATGCGCAACTGTTCGGATATGGAGATCCCCCATGTATCTTGGAACTCCATACGTGCGATCATAGATGGTTCAATCAGTCGCACTTTACCGGGTCGCATGTTCTCCATCATGGCTTTATGGTGATTACCAGTCACCATATACCCAGAACCTAACTTGCTTAGAGTTTGGCCAATGTACTGTCCTATTGGCAAACCCACTCCAAGTGCCATTTCGCATATTCCGACTGACCGAAGGTACTTGTTCTTTTGCCTCAGGGATGGTGCTTGTATAGCCCATTGTACACGCGCAAGCATGCGCCATGGGTTGCGTACCATCCGCCAGGTGTTGCCGTCAAAGACGGGCCTGGTTTGGCAAAATTCCGTATTCCTGAATTCCTTCGTCACACTCTCGATCTTGGTCTTCATGCCGAATTGTTCGAAATGTTCTGCCGTGGGTTTCACATCACCTTCCACTATAATGACACTGTCGTCACCATCGATATAATAGCACGCACGCCATTTGTTGATGGCTACATAATCTCGTAGTAAAGCGTAGTTGATGATAGAATTGCCGAGTCCTGTGTTTTGATCACCCGACATTCGTGTGCCACGAGTTTTATATTGTGTGCCATTCTTGGTGTAACCTTTGTTCATTATCTGCCAACTCAACAGTTGATGTAGTTCTTGTTGGTGTTCGGGCCCGAAACATTGTTTGTAAAATCCGTGCTCGAGCCTCAATAATTCAACGCCGACATGGGCATCAAATTTGCTGTGGTCTATGCAAATAATGGTGGGATTTGTGAAGTGTTCAAATTTGGCTCGTAGGTCCTGACCGCGCTGTGTTAGGTTGCGACTCTTTGCGAAAATGGGAGTTCCAGATTGGTCCTCCTTCCTATACACAGCAGCTTCCACTGGATGTAAATAAGTGGCCAGCCGAAGGCAGTAGCGTTTGTTACGGTACTGGATGCATCTGGGAGCTCCATAGTCAACGGTGGACTCATTATCAGCGTGGGCTTTATCTGCTTTCAAAAACATCTTAACCCTCGCATCAGATTTGTCCACTGGTTTGACCTTTAGGCTTTCCTTCGCGGCAATCAGGAGTTTGCGCTTGTTGCTTGCACTATGTTTGATGATAGTTTCCTCACTGC